GCAACCGGGTTAGGCAGCGAGATGCCTCGGCTCGTAGCTGGCTACCACATTCCCGAGGCAACTATATAGTAACAGGAGGTGCCGCGGGTGTTTCGGTACAAGAAGTCCATTCCGGTGAGCTATGAGCGGCAGGGATACATCTACTTCACTTCCCTGCTTTACTGGGAGCTGCCGGATCGGGCGCAGGAGAAGATCCTGAATTTGTGCATCGCCGCCGGGAAAGAAAACTACCAGGCGCTGTTCGAGTTCGTGACAACGGACGCGGGCGCGCAGGCGGTCTGCCTGCGGCACCACCTCTCCCCCTCTACGTTGGAACGCGCCGTGCGGAGATACTACGAGGCGTTCCCACGGAAGATTTGATATGCAGGCGACCGGGGCCCACTCCGGGCGCCTGCGTCCTCCCCTTATCTATGACCACATTCCGGTAAGGGTCACGCCTGCTGCGGCGGGTGCTCCAGTGCGATTCTGGTGAGCCGGGCCCCTCCCCTGCCGTCTGTGTTGACTGCTGCGTTCCTACGTGGAGAGAGCGGCGGCGGGGGATTCTATGCCGCGCTGCGGGTGCATGAGCCGGGCGGGGCCTGTGAAACGAGATTCCGGTTTAAGTCACATCAAAAAGCCACCAACGCCCTGGCCGCCAGTACACGAGCACTGAGGTCCTCCGAAGTGGAGGGGAGCCAAAATGTGCCGCCGTCAATGCTGGGGACGGCACCAACGAGGGGCCCTGCGTAGACGATCAGACGAAAAGGCTTTCCGGATCATATACATATTAACATTCGCGCGCACGCGCGAATGTGGGCTTGGTAAGGGCCTAAGTTTTCAACAATAAAGCAGATAACAGCAGAAAGGGGAGGCATCTCCTTGGAAGGTTACTGGATCGTCCGGACGTATGAGGCGGGCAACGTGGGAGAAAAAACAAAATTTTTCGTCCCCGGTGCCCGCCCCACGAGATCACAGCGCCGCCTGCGGGACGCCGCCCGGAAGCAGGCACAGAACGAGTACAGCGCGGAGAAGACGGTGGCCCGCCTGCTCAACGCGAACTTCACAGAGGGCGACCTGCTGGTGGGCCTGGACTATTCGGACGAGGGACTGGCGCGGCTGGAGGCCTGGGCCCTCCGCCGGGGCCTACCCATGGAGACCGAGGAAGAGCAGCTGGACACCATGCGGGCGGCGGCAGAGCACGAGCTGCAGCTGATGATCCGGCGGGTGAAGCGGGAGCTGGACAAGCTGGGGCTCCCGCTGCGGTATGTGGCCGTCACCTCCGACATGGACGGAGACACCGGGGAGACGGTACGGGTGCATCATCATCTGGTGGTGGACCGGGCGGTGCGGGACGCCTTTGTGGAGAAATGGGCGGGCCTGGGCGGCGTGGACTGGAAGCCGCTCTCCCCGCAGATGGACTACACGCCCCTGGCCTCCTACCTGATCCGCCAGGTGCGACGGGTGCCGGATCACAAGAAGTACATCTCCAGCCGGAATCTGCTCCGGGTGGAGCCGAAGGACCGGATCGCCATGAGCGAGGCGGAGGTCCGGGTGCCGAAGGGCGGCGTGCTGCTGTTTCGGGAGGCGTACCACCCCGGCCTGTCCCAGTACATCCGGTACATCCTGCCGGAGAACCGCAGAAGGGCTCCCGCCGGAGCCCAGCGGAGCGGGTCTGGTGGGAAGAGGACGAACAAGGAAGCGGGCGGAGTTTTCTCCACAGGAGGAAACGGAGCTAAGCGGACTTTGCGAGGACGACAGCCGCCTGGAAGGACGGGAAAAACGGAATAGGCGGCGGAGGCCCGGGAATTTTCCTCGGGCCTGAAAGCCGTGGAATTTTTCGACACGACGACGCGCGCACGGGGGCGGGTATGCTCTCGCACGCGCGTACACGCGCGCACCTGCGCGCGCGAGGGGGCAATGCACCTGCATCCTTTGCAGGACAAGGGATACAGGCGTTTTTTCGCGCCCAAAAAGTTGACGGTTCGACGCATGGTCACCCTGTTATACTGGTACTAGAGACCAGGGCCGAAAGGGGGCGGCCAAGATGCCAAAACGGGGAGCCCCACCGCGCCCCGCGCGGCGGGGAAAGGACGAGGCCCGGAGCGAACGAGCCCTGCCGCTTGCGGCGGGGCGAGAGATGCGGAGGTGACGAGGACGTGGGAAGGCCCAGGAAGTACACGCCGCGAACGCTGCGGAAGGCTGTGGAGGCTTATTTCCGCTATCACAGCCGGACCGTCACGCTGCGGGAACAGGTCAACACCGGGCAGAAGGACGGCTGGGGACACTGGGTATTTGAGCTGCGGGATGTGACCAACGACGCGGGGGACCCGGTGAAGGTCCGGGAGTTCGTGGTGCCGCCGACGGTGGGCGGGCTCTGCCGCCACCTGGGCATCCACCGGTCCACGTGGGCGGATTACTGCGACCCGGAGAAGCATCCGGAGCTGCAGGAGGTGACGGCCTACGCCAGGGAGACCATGGAGGCGTTTCTGGAGGACGCGCTGCTGACCAGAAGCGGCAAGGAGCTGAAGGGCGTGATCTTCTCCCTGCAGAACAACTACGGCTACACCGAGCGCAAGGAAGTGGAGCTGGGGCCGCGGGCCAGAAAGGCCGTGACCGCGGCGGCCATCCCCATGGAAGAGCGGGAGGCGCTTTTGCGGGAGATGGTGCAGGAGTTCACCCAGGAGGCAGCGGATGGACCGGCAAGAGAAGATTGAGCGGTATCTGGGCACCGCCATGTGGTGGAAGGGCCTGCGGGAGACCAACAACGAGGCCTTCCTCCCCCTGTTCTTCGACCAGCACCGCTACCTGGTTCTCAAAGGCGGCGGCGGCAGCGGGAAGAGCATCTTTGCCGGCCGGAAGGTCCTGGAGCGCGTCACCAGCGAGCCGGGGCACCGCTGGCTGGTGACGCGGAAGGTGGCGCGGACGCTGCGGGACAGCTGTTTTGCGCAGCTCCGCGGGCAGATCGCCCAGTATTACCCGGATGCCGGCGCCAAGGTCAACAAGGGCGACCTGTGGATCGGGTTCCCCAACGGTAGCGAGATTCTGTTCGCGGGTCTGGACGATGTAGAAAAGCTGAAATCCATCTACGACATCACCGGGATCTGGATCGAGGAGGCGTCGGAGCTGGAGGAAGGAGACTTCAACCAACTGGACATCCGCCTGCGGACGGTCTTTCCCTACTACCTGCAGATGATCCTGTCCTTCAACCCCATCTCTATCACGCACTGGCTGAAAAAGCGGTTCTTCGATGTGCCGGACCCACGGGCCCGGGTGCACGAGAGCACCTACAGGGACAACTGCTTTCTCACGGACGAGGCGGTAAAGACCCTGGAGGGGTTCCGGGACAAGGACGAATATTACTACATGGTCTACTGCCTGGGCCAATGGGGCGTGACGGGCAAGACCGTGTTTGACGGAAAGGCGGTCAGCGAGCGGCTGACGCGGATTCCGAAACCGGAGCTGCGGGGCGCCTTCGGCTATGATGTGGCAGAGGACGGCGTCCACATCGGGAACATCCGGTGGGAGGACGATGCGCAAGGCCCTGTGAAGGTCTACAAGAAGCCGGCGCCGGGGCGGCCCTACGTCATCGGCGCGGATACCGCCGGAGACGGCAGCGACTGGTTTGTGGGACAGGTGCTGGACAATGTGTCCGGCGAGCAGGTGGCCGTGCTGCGGCACCAGTACGACGAGGACACCTTCTCCCGGCAGATATACTGCCTGGGCAGGTGGTACAACAATGCCATGCTGGCGCCGGAGGCCAACTTCTCCACATACCCGGTGAAACTGCTGGACCTGATGGGATACCGGAACCTGTATGTGCGGGAGATCGAGGACACCTTCGACGGGACCATCCGCCACGCATACGGATTCAGGACGGACCGGCTGACGCGGCCGGTCATTATCTCGGAGCTGATCCGGGTCATGCGGGAGCATCTGGAGACCGTCAACGACGAGGACACTCTGCTGGAGATGCTGACGTTTGTGCGGGACGAGAAGCAGCGGGCGGCGGCGGAGCCGGGTGCCCATGACGACTGTGTGATGGCGTTGGCCATCGCCCACTACGTCCGGCCGCAGCAGACCATGGAAGTGAAGCGGACCGCGGCGGTGGGGACTGCCGTGTGGACGAAGGACATGTGGGACGACTACAACCGGGCGGACCCCCAGGGGCGGGAGCTTCTGCTGAAATTATGGGGCACCCCGCGAGGCTAGGCCTCGTGGGGAGAGGAGGAGCAGCGGAGAGAACGAGACCGGCCGTTTCGGACGGGCGAGTGATACGGAGCTTGCGACGACGAGGGGCACCCCGCGGAGATAGGAGATCACGATGAAAACGAGAAAAGCGGCAGTCAGGCCGGCAAAACTGGATATTTGGCAGCAGCGGCTGGCAGACAGCGATGTGACCTGGAAGAGCGAGATGGCGCGCATGGACCGCCGGGAGCACCTGTACAACGGAGATCGGAAACTGCGGCCGCTGGTGAAGGGCGACACGAAGGCGGACGGGAGCCCAGAGAACACGCCCCACGTGCGGAACATCATCTTCGAGAACATCGAGAGCCAGGTGTCCTCGTCCATCCCCTCCCCCAAAGTGACGCCGCGGCGGAAGGAGGACGAGGGGCTGGCAGACAAGATCGAGCACTGGCTGCGCTGCGAGCTGGACCGCCTGCCCTTCGAGACCATCAACGACCAGGCGGAGCGGACGGTCCCCATCCAGGGCGGCGTAGGCTTCCTGGTGGCCTGGGACAACCGGAAGCGGACCCACGACACGGTAGGCGAAGAGGAAGTGGCGATGCTGCATCCGAAGCAGTTCGCCCCGCAGCCCGGCATCTACACCGGCATCCAGGACATGGATTGGTTCATCGTCCGCCAGGCCGCCACGAAGGAGAGCATCCGGCGCCGGTACGGCGTGAATGTGGAAAACGAGGGCGAGCAGGAGCCCCAGGTGCGGGGCACCGGCGATGAAGACACGGCGGACGACGCTGTGACGATGTACATCGGCTACGCCAAAAACGACCAGGGCGGGATCGACCGCTATGTGTGGGTCAACGACATCGAGCTGGAGGACCTGGAGAACTACCAGGCGCGGCGTGTGCCGGTCTGTGCCCACTGCGGCCGGGTACGCCCCCTCCCCGGGCAGATCATCCAGAACCGGCAGGCCGTGGCGGAGACAGCGGAGCAGGACGCCGTGGCAGCGGAGACCAGGAAGCAGATCGCGGGCCGGGCCCTGGCCCTGCAGCTGGCGCAGGAGGTGGCGGCCGGTATCGGCGGAGGCCTGGAAGCCATGGCGGCGGAGGTGGCAGCAGAGCCGCCGGAGGCTGAGGCAGAACGGTACGACGGCGGACCATGCCCATGGTGCGGGAGCACGAACTGGACCACCAAAGAGCAGGAGTACGAAGAAGTGATCCTGCCCATCACCAACAGTTCCGGCCTGACGATTCCGGGCCAGCATCCGGAGATCGACGAGAACGGCCGGTCGGTCATGCGGCCTACCCGGATCCCTTTCTACCGGCCGGACGTGTTCCCGGTGGTGCTGCAGAAGAGCGTGAGCGTCTATGGCCAACTGCTGGGAAACAGCGACGTGGACGTGATTGAGGACCAGCAGAACACCACCAACCGCATGGAAAAAAAGATCATCGACCGTCTGGTGAAGGCAGGGACCCGGATTACGCTGCCGGCCAAAGCGACGCTGCGGACGGACCCGGTGGACGGAGAGCGATGGTTCCTGGATTCCCCGGCCGACAAGGCCATGATCGACGTGTACCAGTTTTCCGGAGACCTGCAGTACGAGCTGACGTACCTGGCGACGGTCTATGAAGAGGCCCGGCAGGTCCTGGGCATCACAGACAGCTTCCAGGGCCGGACGGACCCAACGGCCACCAGCGGAAAGGCCAAGGAGTTTTCCGCCGCACAGGCGGCGGGGCGCTTGGAGAGCAAGCGGACCATGAAGCAGGCGGCATACGCCCAGCTGTTCGAGCTGATGTTCAAGTTCTGGCTGGCGTACTCGGACGAGCCCCGGCCCATCAGCTACAAGGACAACGAGGGGAACACGGTCTTTGAGGAGATCAGCCGGTACGACTTCTTGAAGCAGGACGAGGATGGGCAGTTCTACTGGGACGACCAGTTCCTGTTCAGCTGTGACACCTCTGCCCCGCTGGCTTCCAACCGGGAGGCCATGTGGCAGGAGACTCGGATGAACCTGCAGACCGGGGCATTCGGCGATCCCAGCAGCACGGAGACGCTGATCCTGTTTTGGAGCAAGATGGAAGAGCTGCACTACCCCGGGGCCGGGTCCACCAAGAAATACCTGGAAGAGCGGTTGCGGCGGGAACAGCAGCAGGCCGCCCAGGCCCAGCAGATACAGCTCCAGATACTGGCCATGCAGGCCCAAAATAATCGAAAGGGGGGGAGAGCCCCCCCCCCCCCCCCCACCCCCCCCCCCCCGCACACGGGGGCGC